CAACGAATGATAATACTAATGTCTATTGGAGATTGATTGAGAACCCAACATTAACTGGTGCAAGTTGGACAGATCATCCAGATCCAAACTCCTTTATCCAATACGACACAAGTGCTACTGCTACAACTGGTGGAAATATTGTCCTGAGTGGATTTACGATTTCTGGTGGTTCTTCTCTTGTAGAAATTGATGATAAGGCAGCACTACAAATTGGTAGAAGTGGTATTGGAACGATCAGTGATATATACACTTTAGCATGTGCTTCACCTAATACTAACAAAGCAGCACTCGCAGTATTGAACTGGATTGAACAAAGGTAATTTTTTATGAGTGAAGTATATCTTGGTAATCCATTATTAAAGAAAGCAAACACTGCTATTGAATTTACTGAAAAGCAAGTTATTGAGTTCATTAAATGTAAAGATGATCCAATTTATTTTGCAAATAATTATGTAAAGATTGTCTCTCTTGATGAAGGTTTGACACAGTTTCATCCATATCACTTTCAAGAAAGATTAATACACAATTTTCACAATAACAGATTTAATATCTGCAAGATGCCTCGACAGACCGGCAAGTCTACTACTGTGGTATCATATCTTTTGCATTATCTTATTTTTAATGATAGTGTTAATATTGGCATATTGGCAAACAAGGCAGCAACCGCAAGAGAATTGTTAGGAAGATTAGCGACTGCTTATGAAAACTTGCCTAAATGGATGCAACAAGGTATTATATCTTGGAATAAAGGTTCTATCGAGTTAGAAAATGGCAGTAAGATATTGGCAGCTTCTACGTCTGCAAGTGCTGTCAGAGGTATGTCGTTTAACATCCTCTTTCTCGACGAGTTCGCATTCGTCCCAAATCACGTTGCTGACTCGTTCTTTGCATCTGTTTATCCTACTATTACTTCTGGTAAAAACACCAAGGTAATTATTGTATCCACACCACATGGTATGAATCATTTCTACCGTATGTGGCATGATGCGGAAAAAAGTAAGAATGAATATATTCCCACTGAAGTACATTGGTCGGAAGTTCCTGGTAGAGATATTGTTTGGAAAGAACAAACGATTGCAAATACTTCCGAGCAACAATTTAAAGTTGAGTTTGAATGTGAGTTTTTAGGATCTGTCAATACACTAATTAATCCAGCAAAATTAAAAATGTTGGTATATGATGATCCAATTAAGAGAAATGCTGGATTGGATATTTACGAAGAACCAAATAAAGAACACAATTATCTAATCACAGTTGATGTTGCTCGTGGATTGGGCAATGACTATTCGGCATTTATAATTTTTGACATTACAGAATTTCCATATAGAGTTGTAGGAAAATATAGAAATAATGAAATTAAACCTATGCTTTTTCCAAATATAATTTTAGATGTTGCAAATGCATACAATCAATCTTGGTTATTGATTGAGGTTAATGATATTGGAGACCAAGTAGCAAGTATTCTTCAATATGACTTGGAATATGAAAATATTCTTATGTGTTCCATGAGAGGTAGAAATGGTCAAATTGCAGGATCCGGATTTAGTGGAAAAAAATCTCAACTTGGAGTCAGAACAACTTCATCAGTTAAAAAATTAGGTTGCTCAAATTTAAAAACCCTAATTGAAGATGATAAATTAGTGACAAGTGACTACGAAATTATATCAGAACTCACAACATTTGCACAGAAAGGAAATTCATTTGAAGCAGAAGAAGGGTGTAATGATGATCTTGCAATGTGTCTTGTAATTTTTTCTTGGTTGGTTGCACAGGATTATTTTAGAGAAATGACAGATAATGATGTGCGTAAAAGAATTTATGAAGAACAAAGAAATCAAATTGAACAAGACATGTCTCCTTTTGGATTTATTTCGGATGGATTTAATGATGAAACAAGTTTTGTAGATGCTTCAGGTGATAGATGGCATACCGATGAATATGGAGATAGATCTTATATGTGGGATTACATGTAATGACTTTTGATGATGAGATTGAGGTAGAACACCTATTATTTTTTGATCGTAAATGTAGAGTATGTGGAAAAGTTAAAAATTTGATTGAAGACTATTATCTCACAAGAAAAAATAGAAAGACCATAGCATCATCATATTCTTATGAGTGTAAAGAATGCACTAAAAAAAGGGTGAATACAAAAAGATTATCAATAAAAAGGAATATTATTTGGGAATATCCTGATTGGTAAATATCACGCATTGTTTCCCCACTGAAAATACCCCTTTTCATAAATATTTTTAGTTAAATTTGGATTGCGAGGAAAACAAGATGCCAGTTAATTTAGCATCTCCTGGAATCACAGTAAGGGAAGTAGACCTTACCGTAGGAAGAGTTGACCCTGCGACTGGAAAAATTGGTGGTCTTGTAGCACCTTTTTCTCAGGGTCCAGTAAATCTTCCAATAGTAATAGGATCAGAAAGAGATTTACTTGAAGTTTTTGGAAAATCATATAGTAATGATAATCATTATGAGCATTGGTTAAGTGCATCATCATATCTTGCATATGGTGGCCAAATGAGAGTTGTTAGAGTTGATGACGATAATTTAAGTAATGCTCGTAGTGGTGGATCTGCGATTAAAGTTAATAGTGTAGAAGACTATGAAGTTAAATTATATGATGAAAATGTTATTGATGGCCGTGTAGTATTTGCCAGAAATCCAGGTTCTTGGGCAAATGGAATTAGAATCGGTGTTATTGATGGACAAGCAGATCAAACCCTTTCAGTAGGATCAACAACAGGGTTATCTGTTGGTCTCGGGGTTTCTCAAACCGTTCCCGATAATACTGTCATATCTGGAGCAGCAGGCACTTCTGTTTTAGATGGATACTTTAAAGGTATTGTTACAAAAGTAGGAAGTGGATCTGTTGATGTAAAATTTGTTTCGCATGTTTCTGCCGCAGGAATAGAAAAACCAACCGATTATTCATATAATGGAGTGTATTCTTTTAGTAAAGATGTCGCAACATCTTTTGTAGGAGCTGGTGCAGGAACAACTTTCGCAAATATTACTAGAGGAGCATTAGGCAGTACTGCTGATGAACAGTCTGCCACTGGGACTATAAATTCATATTATTTGGAGTCCACATTGGCTCTTGATACGTCTGGTGGAGTACCATTAAGTGCTGATGGGACAACAATTGGCATTTCCACTACTGGAATTACAGTTGGTAACGATTATTTCTTAGTTATTGGAAACGAAGTAATTTCACTTAGTAGTGCTACAATTGGAACAGGTCAAATTACGGGAGTTACTAGAAATGAAGAGGGAACCTCTGCAGCAACACACAATGATGGTGCAACAGTAAAATACGTTAAAAAATATGATATTGGAACAATATCTGAAACGATTAGCAGTAGTGCCACTCAGGTTAAAATTAATTCATCAACAACCAACCTGGAACAAAAAGTTAATGCTGGAGGTTTATTGAAATTTAATAGTGAGTTTGTTACGGTTACTGCATTTACAGATGGAGGTTCATCGGCTCAAACTCCAACAGCAGTGACCGATTGGTTTGATGCTCAAACACTTTCTGTTTCTAAAGAAACTATTGGTGGAACAGAGGTAGTAAAGAAAGTAAATTGGAATACTGTTGCCGAAAGACCAGGAACTTCAAATTATGCTTCTCAAAGAGGATCTAGATTTGATGAACTTCATGTTGTAGTAATTGATGGTGAGGGTAAAATCACGGGAACATCAGGAACTATTCTAGAGAAACACTTAAATCTTTCAAAAGCAAGAGATGGAAGATTTGCTTCTGGTTCTCCTTCATATTGGAGACAATATTTAAAGAATAATTCTGCATACATTTTTGGTGGTGATGCTCCAGAGACTCTTACTGCTTCTGGATTCAGTTCAGGATATCTTGCAACCACAGATAATGGTTGGGATCAAAATGCAGAAGATAGTGCAAGTGGTCCTATTATTTTTGGTGGAGGAGGAAACAACAATCTAGAACTCACTGGTGGTCTTGATTATAATGGTGGTAGTATTGTTGAGGCAACAGGAGCACTTTCTGCAGATCTATCAAAACTTCTTTCCGGATATAGTCTTTTTGAAAATGTAGAAAATTATGCCGTAGATTTCCTTATTATGGGATCCGCAAAGTATTCTAAAGCAGAAGCTGCTTCACTTGCATCCAAGTTGATTGCTGTTGCCGAAGAAAGAGGTGATGCTGTGGCATTTATTTCACCACACAGAGGTGCCTTCTTAACAGAATCTAGTGATAGTTCTTCAAACGTCATTAATAATGATGAAACAATTACTGATGAGATTCTTTCATATTATACATTTGTTCCATCATCGTCTTATGCAGTTTTTGATAGTGGATACAAATATATGTTTGATAGATTTGCAAACACCTTTAGATATATTCCATTAAATGCTGATATTGCTGGAATTTGTGCTCGTAATGACCTTAATAATTTCCCTTGGTTCTCTCCTGCAGGAACTTCCAGAGGATCTGTCTTAAATGCTGTAAAACTTGCGTATAATCCATCAAAATCTCAAAGAGATAGATTATATTCAGCAAGAGTTAATCCAGTAATTTTCTCTCCAGGTTCTGGCATTATTCTCTTTGGGGATAAGACAGGTCTTGCTAAAGCATCTGCTTTTGATAGAATTAACGTGCGTCGTCTGTTTATTTACCTTGAAGATGCAATTTCTGCTGCGGCAAGAGATCAACTCTTTGAGTTTAATGATGAAATTACAAGAACCAATTTTGTAAATATTGTTGATCCTTTCCTTCGTGATGTTCAGGCAAAGAGAGGAATTTTTGAATATCTTGTCATTTGTGATGAAACAAATAATACTTCTGCCGTGATAGATAATAATGAGTTTGTGGCTGACATTTTCATCAAACCTGCAAGGTCAATCAACTTCGTTGGTCTTACATTTGTTGCCACTAGAACTGGCGTTTCATTTCAAGAAGTAGTTGGTAACGTTTAATTTAGAGGTTTAAAGAACAATGGCTACATATCAACAGGAGACTCCTTCCTTTAAAACTATTAATAAGTTTAAAAGTAAATTAACAGGTGGTGGTGCAAGACCAAATTTATTTGAAGTCATATTATCTTTTCCTGGTAATGCCGACGTAAATGATGCATCAGCAGTTGTTGAAGATGCAAGAATTCTTGTAAAAGCAGCTGCTTTACCTGCTTCCACTATAGCACCAATTGAAATTCCATTCAGAGGAAGAACTTTAAAAATTGCCGGTGATAGAACATTTGAAACTTGGACCATTACAGTTATTAACGACACCACATTCAAAATTAGATCTGCTTTTGAAAAGTGGATGAATTACATTAATGAAATGAATAGTGGAAAAGGTGAAACTGACCCAACAGAATATCAAAAAGATGCTACCGTTCATCAATTGGATAGAGAGGGTCAAATACTCAGATCATATTATTTTAGAGACATCTTCCCAACAAATATTTCTACCATTGATTTAAATTATGAAACAACTGACACTATACAAGAATTCACAGTAGAAATGCAAGTTCAGTATTGGGAGGCTAAGAAAGGCACTGCTTCAACATCTGGTGGGCAAGACATTCTCGCAGGTGATATTTGATTTATCTTATTTTTAAAGTAAACTAAATAATAAAATAACAGTCTAGTCAGTTTATACTATGGCAAAACTTTTTGGTTTTTCTATTGAGGATTCAGAAAAAAAATCCAAAGATATAGTTTCCCCCGTTCCTCAAAATAATGAGGACGGGGTTGACAATTATATTAGTAGTGGATTTTATGGTTCATATGTAGATATTGAAGGTCAATATAGAACAGAGTTTGATTTAATTAGAAGATATAGAGAAATGTCACTTCACCCAGAGTGTGATGGTGCCATTGAAGATGTTGTTAATGAAGCAATCGTAAGCGATCTTTATGATTCTCCGATTGAAATTGAACTTTCAAATCTTAATGCTACAGATAAATTAAAAAAAGCAATTAGACAAGAGTTTAAATACATCAAAGAAATTTTAGATTTTGATAAAAAATCTCATGAGATTTTTAGAAATTGGTATATTGATGGAAGATTATATTATCACAAAGTAATTGATCTTAAGAAACCTCAGGAGGGAATTAAGGAACTGAGGTACATTGATCCAATGAAGATGAAGTTTGTTCGTCAGGAAAAGAAAAAGGATAAGAATATCATTGGACCAAATATTCCCGGTCGTGATGAAGCAAAAAATGGAATTGCACCAGAAATTGAAGAATACTTTGTCTATACTCCCAAACCAAATTATCCTACCGGCAATTTACCAAGCGGAGGAAATAAAGGAACAAAAATTGCAAAAGATGCAATTACATATTGTACTTCCGGTCTTGTAGATAGAAATAAGGGAACTGTATTGTCTTATATGCATAAGGCAATTAAAGCACTCAATCAACTCAGAATGATTGAGGATTCATTAGTCATTTATCGTTTATCAAGAGCACCGGAACGTAGAATTTTCTATATTGATGTTGGCAATCTTCCAAAGATCAAGGCGGAACAATATCTTCGTGATGTTATGATGCGTTATCGTAACAAACTTGTGTATGATGCCAACACTGGTGAAGTTCGTGATGATCGTAAATTTATGAGTATGATGGAAGATTTTTGGCTTCCTAGAAGAGAGGGTGGTAGAGGAACTGAAATTACAACTCTTCCTGGTGGACAAAATCTTGGAGAACTTGCTGATATTGAATATTTCCAAAAGAAACTCTATAGAGCACTTGGAGTTCCAGAATCAAGAATTGCCGCTGATGGGGGTTTTAATCTTGGTCGTTCTTCCGAGATTCTGAGAGACGAACTTAAGTTTGCAAAGTTTGTTGGTCGTTTGAGAAAAAGATTTTCTCAGATGTTTAATGATATGTTAAAAACTCAGTTGATTCTCAAAAATATTGTGTCACCTGATGATTGGGAAAAAATTAGTGATCACATTCAATATGATTTCCTATATGACAATCAATTTGCCGAACTTAAAGAAACTGAGATGCTTAATGATCGTCTCGGAACTTTAGCAACTATTGAACCTTATATTGGAAAATATTATTCTACACAATGGGTTCGTAGAAAAGTTCTTCGTCAAACAGACGCAGAAATGATCGAAATGGACGAACAAATTGAGCAGGAAATTAAGGATGGAATTATTCCAGATCCAAGTTCTGTTGATCCAATCACGGGAGAACCATTGCCAGCAGAAGGTGGTGGAGAAATGCTTGGTGATGTTCCTATGGAACCACAGATAAATGGTGGAATCACTGATGCCGATGGTAAAGCTGCCGAGATATAAATAAAAAATATAGATATATAAAATTTTCATGGAAGAAATTGTAAATTTGATTGGTTCAGATTCTTCTGCATCTGATATTAGTGACAAAATTAAAGATGTTTTGTATGCAAAAGCAGCAGAACGGATTGATAATATAAGACCAACAGTTGGAGCATCCATGTTTGATGATGAACAACAATCAGAGGATCAAGAATAATGACAAGAACTTTATTAGTTGGTGTTGGAAATGAGGTTGCACTTAATGTGGCAACTACTTTAGATAATGCAACCGTAGTTAGAGTTTTTAATGGTGTTAGTGGAGTCGCAACTGTCAGTATTGCAAAAAGCACTAATACTGGATATGCAGATACTGCATCAGTAACACTGCCACAAAACCATGTTGAATTTTTTGAAAAAGGTCCTCAGGATCAAATCTCAGCATCAAATGCATTAGTTGTAGGTTTAAAAGTAGGATTCACCGGATAAACAAATGAAACTCATCACAGAAGAAATTTCAAACGTAAAGATCATTACCGAAGGCAAAGGTGCCAATAAGAAATTATACATTGAAGGTGTATTTCTTCAGGGTGATCTGAAAAATCGTAATGGTAGAGTTTACCCAATGGCAACTCTTGAGAAAGAAGTTGATCGTTATAATGAATCTTTTGTTGCAAAGGGTCGTGCTCTTGGAGAACTCGGCCATCCCGATGGTCCTACCGTAAATCTTGATCGTGTTTCTCACAAAATTACTTCTCTTGTGAGAGAGGGAACTAATTTTAGAGGTAAGGCACAAATTCTGAATACTCCCATGGGTAAGATTGCATCTTCTCTTCTTGATGAGGGTGTAATGCTTGGAGTTTCTTCTCGTGGTGTTGGATCTTTAAGAGAAGATCGTAGTGGTTGTAAAGTTGTCGGTGAAGATTTTATGTTAGCAACTGCTGCCGATATTGTTGCTGATCCCTCTGCTCCTGATGCTTTTGTTCAGGGAATTATGGAAGGAAAAGAGTGGGTTTGGGAAGGAGGAATTCTTCGTGAACAACTTGCAGAAAAAACTCAAAGAAGAATCAATACTCTTGTTGATCAAAGAACACTTGAAGAACATAAGTTAAACTTATTCCAAGATTTCTTATCAAATCTTTAATTTATAAATAAATATAGATTAATACAAAAATATCTAATCAAATGTCCGTTGGTAGTAATTTACAAGAAATGGAAAACGTAGTAACCAAAGGCGCTGCTGCATCTGAATCAATGCCAAAAGCTGGAAGCAATGCTTCTGGTGTTTCGACCCCAGGTCAAACTGGCAATTGGGAAGATCTCGGTGGCCCTACTCCAGAAAACTATAAAGCAGATGATAATTCTGCTAAACTCTCAGAGCCAAAAATCGCAACTGTCAAAGACATTGTGAATAGAGGTGCAAAACCTGCTGAACCCATGCCAAAAGGTATGAAGGAAGAAGAGGAAATTGAGGGTGAAGTTGTCGAAGAGGAAGATACTACTGCATCCGAAGAAGAAGTAGTATCTGAAGAAGAGACTACTGAAGAAGAGGTCGTTGTTGAAGAAGAGGAAATTCAGGCAGAGTATGACATTGAAGAAGATGTTGAGGCACTTCTTGCTGGTGAAGAACTTTCCGAGGAATTCCAAGAAAAAGCACGCACCATTTTTGAAGCTGCTATCAAGGCAAAAGTTGCCGAAGTTCAAGAAGAACTGAAGGCACAATACGAAGCAACTCTTGAGGAAGAAGTTTCTACTATTAAGGAAGAACTGACTGATAGAGTTGATGCATATCTTGAGTATGTTGCTGAAGAGTGGATGACAGAAAATCAACTCGCAGTTGAATCAGGTCTTAAGACCGAAATGACCGAATCATTCCTTACTGGAATGAGAAGTCTTTTTGAAGAACATTATGTAACTATCCCTGAAGAGAAATATGATGTAACCGCCGCAATGGTGGAAAAATTAGATGAGATGGAAGATAAACTCAACGAGCAAATTAAGTCAAATATTGCTCTCAAACAAAGATTAGCTGAGTCGGTTGCTGATGTAATCTTCTCCGAGGTTTGTGAAGGTCTTGCACTTTCACAAAAGGACAAACTCGCTTCTCTTGCCGAAAATGTTGAGTTTGATAGTGAAGAGAACTATCGTGAGAAACTGGTAACTCTGCGTAAGTCTTACTTCTCAGAGAATACCG